ATCTGGGGCTTCAATCGTTGTTCCTGCCGTTGCACCTGCCGTGCCTTCGGTTTGAACATTAATTGTTCCACCTGTGGCTGAGGTTGCGATAGAAGCGTGGGTATTGGATGAAGAAGCAATAACCCGAAGGTTCTGTCCTAACCAATTACCAGCACGTGCGCCAGCACCCATGACCGAAAGAACGTAGTTGTCTACAATCTTCTCAACTTCTTTAGCCGCGTTAGCAATCAAAGTATCGAGAACATCGCTTGCAGATGCCTGCGTAAACAACTCTTCGACCTTATCAATCGCGAAGTTGTAGTAACGCTGTTGGCTGATCACAACCTCTTCTGACGTATCAAAGAGAGATTGCGTACTCATGTCCGTTCCTGCGGTATAAGCCGCTGTGCTTATATCATGCAAGAAAGACAAAATGCGAAGTCTGTCGCCGAATGCCTTGATCTCACCCTCATACTCGGTATTTGTTACCGCTGGGGTGATTGCTGTTTCGTAGAATTTCCGTAAAACTTTACTAGCAAAATTAATTCCAAAATTATCTAATGCCAATTTAGTTGAACCTTTTTTCGTTTAAAAAACTTTTAAAAGGTTCTTTCTAACTCATCTGACGACCTTATATCTTCCCCGAGCGAAGTAACTTCTCATATTTACGGTAATCCGTTTTCATGAGAGTTGTTATTTCCTCTGGAGACATTTTTGGTTCAGGTGGTGCTTGACCTCCGCTTGTTGGCTTCTCAAGACCTTTCCTTTCGGGAGGTTCTGGAGACAACAAGTTCTGTTCGGCAAGGAATAATCGGGCTGCTTTCTTGATGGAGAGACGTTTATTCTCTTCATCTTCTAAAAAAGCATCGAAATCACTCTTTCTTTCCTTTAAGACAGGAAATTCAGACTCAGCTTCTCTGCGAGCTTCTTTACTTTCAATAGAATGTAAAGTGTCCTTGAGTTGCTTGATTTCACCTTTTAGTAACTTGCCTTCATCGGAGTAAACATCCTGATCCTCAGATGGTGCGGGTTCTTTAGTTTGTAAAGAAATGATGTCCCGCTCATACTTCTCCCTCCAATGCTCTTTTTGAGCTTGAAGTTCTATGTTCTTTTTTTCTAACTCCGCGAGTTTTAACTCGCTCTCGCTTTGTACAGTGGGCTCTGCTGTAGTTTCGGGAGCTACAGTCTCCGGTTGGTTATCCATAGTAATTTGTTAATGAAGTTTTTTCTTCGACCTTTAGTGATTTGATAACGGGGTTTACTCCCCACGCTCTAACGCTTTTTCTTTTTACCTTTTTTTACTTTAGATTTTTTGTCGTATCCGTAAGCTTTTGGCATATTATTTAATTAGTTGAGTTAAGTAATCTTCGAGTATTTCCCGCTCGACCTTTGAAGCATCTATAGCTTTAAGTATCTTCGAATAGACAGTATGGGCTGTGATAAGACGTTCATTCTTCGTAACAGTGTTATCTAAGTTGTTCCATTGATCTTCTATAATGTTTTTTTGAGCAAGACAGAACTTTTTAAAGTCTTCTATCGTTATTTCATCCTTGAGGCTTAGTATTCTTTCCTTCTCCTTAAACCATTCTTTCTCCTCCTTGGACAAATCTTCTTCATTCTCTATTCCTCTTTTAGTAAGTAACTTAGAAAGGAGAGAATGCATATTAGACGTTTCGAATAAAGAGTGCGCTGATATTCACAACCGTATTGCTCACGTCAGCACCAGCTACATCTGCTGTCCAGTTGTTGTTAGGATTACCTTGAGGCCAAGGAACAGAGGGTACTTTACCGGCAGTCGAATTTGCGGGAACACTAATAGAAAATTCTACGTTTCCTCCAGTAACGGCTCGAAAATCTACATCTACTGCGGCACCTGATGTGTTAGCGCAAACAATTTCCACACAGTCAAGAAATATCCCCGCTCCCGCTGCGCCTAAGAGAGTAGTCTCTATTCCTGTACTTGTTGCAAGATAAGCTGTACTTACTAAATCTCTCACTTGATATGGAGTGACAACTTGTCGTCCGAGATCGTCAAACGATGCTTTTACTACAGCCGCGTCTGCTACTGCCGTAGGATTTGTTTGTCTGGCTATTCCGCTTACTTCTGTAGAATCTGTTGACCCTGAAACTTGCTGAACGAGAAGAGCAGCGGCGTCGTTTGTTACTGTTGTTGAAAAAACAGACCCCGATACTTGGTTGACTAATAGTGCCGCAGCGTCATTGGTAACGGTTGTTGACCATGCTGAACCAGAAACCTGTTGAACGGTGACTGTATCGGTTATAGATGTAATCGTACCTACTGTTGCAGATACAGAAACTCCTGAAACCAAGTCAACTGAAAGATTCCCGTTATCATCGACTTGAATGGGACGTAGTGCGCCTCCTGGGTCTTGTCCGTGGACTAAATTAGGCATTTTGTTGACAGCTCAAGCGGTTCTATTTGGGCCTTTCGGAACAAACGAGGGCGAATGAGTCTGTTAATTAAAAAGGCGGAAGCTCATAATGAGTTCCCGCCAAATGTTTTGGTAAAGGTATTAAGTTGTCTACTCTATTATATCAAAAAATTAGGTTTTAATCAAGCACCTACTCCTAAAAGAAGAGCTGCGCCTGTTGCTTTAGCTGTTGCCGCCGCACTCGTTCCTGTAAGTTTTGGATCAGAGGTGGTTCCTGCTTGGTCTGCATAATAATGTGCTACCTGATTCGTATTTCCGGCTGAGGCAGGGGCAGTATTTCCGGTATCAAGCCCTGTCCTTGTGCCAAACTTAGAAACCCCAGTCTTACTGATATTTGCTATTCCGTTAGAATCTAAAACAAAGTCGTTATAAGTCGTATCGGTATCAACCCAGGAACTAAAATTCATTGTTGCAAAAATCACTGCTCCTACATTATCGAAATCATCTGCAGTTAAAGAAGTATTAGCTGCTGGCGTTGACGAAACAACTTTATAGCTTGTGGAATCTGCATTGCTTACTCCTGAACCACTGGCGGCTACAGATAATGTTGCAGCAGAAATCGAATCAGTATCGGGAATTGTAGAAGTATCAAAAAGTAAAAAGCCTCTTGTGACATTGAATAGTGCGCCGGCAGTTTCTGTACTTTTTGGGGCAAATCCAGAAGCTCCCGTATCGTTTGCTGTTCCCGTGGTAGCATCTCTTGCTAAAGTCCAAGAGACTTGGTTCCCAGAAGTATTAGTTCCGTCAAAGGATGTTGTTTCAATGTCCGCATCAGGAAAATAAGGCCCGCCAAAAACATAATGTCTATTCCCCATCAAAACCACAGGGCGCATTGAATTCTGCGATTGAAACCATAATGCGGCACCTTGAAATTCCTCCCAGCGAGAACGAATAACATTAGCCCACTTTGAACCCACCCTAAAGTCCCAATCATACTTATAAACTCCATCTTCCATGCGGGGGTTGTAGAAAATATGGTTTTTGCCGAACTTAAAGATATTCTTATAGTTCTTTGGAATACAGAGTAAGTCTTTTCCATAATCAGTATTTACCATCTGTAAAAGCAAAAGCTGTTGGTCTTTAAACCATTTATCTTCTTTTATTTTAATGACGTTTTCTAGGTCGGGGCGATAAAAGATTTTGGGCATATTATTGAACTGGTGCTAATTGAGGTAATTGCATAGGTTGAGGAGTTGGTTGCATAGATTGACCCGGTGTTTGCATAGGTTGTGCTTGAGCCATCTGTTGAGCTTGATCTTCGGCATCTTCTACTTCTTTGAGCTCTGCCGGGCTTAAGTCAACTATCTCAAGACTTCGTTTCTGTGCGATCTTTCGCAAAGCTAAATTGGTCGGGAACATAGAAAGCAAGAATTGAAACTTTTGGATACCCTTGATCCCTTCTTGTTCTTGTTCTGAAGAAGAATTGATATTTGACGTGTAGCCAGCTGCTGAAACCCAATCTCCACGATAGACTTTCTTTTCATAGACCTTCCCATCTCTACCTGTCTTATAGAGTTTCTTTGTACCTTTGGCGTTTGCTTCCATCAGCTTGTACCACTTCACCGCGAAATCATACCAGCTTCTGCGATAGAACTTTGCCATACTTACTGAACGCTCCATGGCTTTGCCTGTAAGGATTTGGACCTCACCTAAAGTCTGGTTGGCTTGTTCACCTACACCTTTTTCTATTGCGGTGGCTCCTGTACCTCGTTCTACCACGGCAGTTAAAAAGTTAATGGCTTCTAACGTATCATCAAGTCCCGATATTTGAACAGGTAGAATTGTCTTGTTCGGATCGCCGGGAGCCGGAAGCATACGTCCTGGGCCTGGTTCATAAACTTGCGGCACATAACCTTGTTGCGTCGCATCGTACCAGTGCATTTGGAAATTCTTTAACGTGCGATTCTCCGCGAGCTGTGAGAACCAAACATTGATCAGCTTATTGGGGACACGTATTAAATCATCTATAGAATCATTCCACAAATCATTGGTTTCATTATCCTCTGACCATGTGACGAAAGGATATTCTTCTATGCCGATTAAGTCTAATAAGGATTCATTTAAAAGTTCTATTGAGTCATCACAATATGTGATAACCCGTCTTTCAAACTTTTCTATCTTGGTATCCCATACGTTTGTGTAATGTTCGGTCAGATTAACTATTACGTCTCCTCCGGCAAACAAAGGAAACTCATCGCTGGTAACGCCCATAGCTTCAAGACGTTCTTGCTTGCGTTCCAGTTCTTCTTTGTTGGCTGCGGATTGGACGATGCCTTCTTTAGTGGCTAACCATTTCTTTAGTTTACTTTTAGCTTCTGCCTTATAACGCTTATCCGCAAGTATCTCTCTTAATGTCCTGAATATGTTTTGTTGGATGACAAATCGCGCACTTTCAATATCTATTGGGTTCATTAAAGGATCGTAGATAACATCAAAGATGTCTAGGGCATATACATCAGGATAGAACTTCCCTGGGATTAGCTTCTTAGTAGGTCGGCCATAACGAATAGCTGTCTTCTTATCCTGCATATCTATTGCGTCAAGGTTCTTTTCTTTAACAAAGTCGTCCCACATGCTCTGTAAGATGAGTTCTTTCATTTCATCGCCCGACAATTCTTTCCAATCTATTGTCGGAGATTCATCTATCCGTGAAAGGATAGTCTTTTCGGTTTCCTTCATTAACGGAATATTTACCGCTTGGCGTTGGGTCAAACGATTCGTTCGTACCTTTCCTCTTGAAAGTTCGTAGGTTTCATTCCAATCAGCATGTTTGCGTTCTTGGAATTTGCGGGCTATATCCTTTTCTCTTATCAGCTTCTCCATTAAGTCCGACATGGAAGAAGATGTATTGGTTAATTCATACGGCATAGAAAAAGAGCGGGCAATCGTTAGACTGTCCGCCCATTGTTTGGGTTGGATATTTAGTTATCTCTATTATAGCAAATTTAAATACTTCGTGCAACTGTGCTCTTATCTGAATTGGTTTCTACTAAGAATTGACTTAACGGCATTAGTTCTGGTTGTTGTTCGTGTTTACGACTCCATGTCTTCATGCTTATTTCAATATCAGCTAATAGACCTTCACTATCAAAATTGAGTATTGCCTTGCCGTTGCGGACATTGAACACATCGCTTGTGAACATCTGATGTATCATTTGACGGCAACGCTCTACTTGTATATGGCTTATACCCTCAAGTTTAATTGTGATAAAGCCTTCGTTCATATTCCAATTTCGGGGTAATACGGCAGTAATCCCGCTGTGGTTTTTGCATATATGAAATTCGGTGGTGAATATGAATAAATAGCATATCTCATAGCATCCATTAAATGATCGTTTATTTTCTCCGGTTCTTCTTCTTCTGGTTTGTTATCTTTGGGTTCGGGATAATGATACATGCTCATCTCATCTATGGTTTCCTTGCAGGTATTGAAAACGAATAATCTTTTTTCGTGAATGAGTTGTTGAAGGAAACTTATACCTCCAAGAATATCTTTGTTTGTTTCATAGGTGGGCCAACCAGCTCTTTTGCTTTCTTCTATGCGATCAGGTTCTGCCGGATCGGGATATATCTTGGTTATTCTGTGATTTTTAATTAAATTGTTTCCTGCTTGGATGATCTCTGCGTTTATCTTTTCTGGTTGTTTCCATTCATCAATTATATAAAAAACATCATCATACACAGCAATAGCAATAAGCCCGGCTGGATTTCTAAAACCCCAATCTGCGCCCATAATTCTTGCTTCTGCTTTCACTATAATTGTAGGATCGGGTTCGATTATCTGTTCTTGAGGCAGATCATACACAAGGCCTACCATCTTCTTAAACTCACCCATATAGCGTCTTGCGAATTCCTCTATGGGTAATCTTTTTTTCTCCGCTTCATAGAAAGCTACTGGGAATTGCGGATTGTCTATTGAACGCCAAGTAAAGAAAGAAAGGTTGTCATCGGTTTTATCTCTCCATGGAATATAAAACTCTGTATAAAGTGCGCCAAGGTTATAGGGTGTTGTGGTTATTAATCCCTGCCCGCCTGTCATAGAAACACGTGAACGTAATACGGTAAATGCTAATCTGGTTCCTTGTCCACCTTCATCATACCACCACCAATGAGCTGTGATACCTTCTGCTCCCAGTGGATTATCCATTGTTCTTACGTAAACCACTCCACCTGTGGGTAAAGCTATCTCGCCTTTTTGTTCTTTAAAATACTTTCTTAATTGTGGAAAGATACTAAAGAATTTAGGAAGGGTTGCGTGTTGAAGTATCTTATATGTTGGTGCACAAATAATACCGTTCTTATCTGGAAATTGTTGTATCTTGTTTCCAGCCCAATGTGCGCCCAAGAACGTCTTACCTGATTGCACTCCGGCTACAGCCGCACCAAACTGGGTAGGAAAATTAAAAGCTTCATATTGCTTATCAAAGAATTCAACTATTTGTTCCATCTTTCTTTTTTATAATTATAGTGAATGGCAATACTTCACCTTCTACTTCCATGTGTTCTTTGTTGGCGTGAAGCTTATCCATTATCTTACGTGCTTCTATTGAAATGGTTGATAGCTTTCCATAATCTGTTGAAGTTGGCTTATCGTCTATAATTCGTTCGACCACATCTAAATACTTTGAGACTATCTTTCTCATTTGTTCTAATTGTTTGCGTTCATAGCTATATCCCTTTCTTCCTCCTTGCGTATATGGTTTTTGTCCCTTAATAAACGGCATACTTTAATCAACTAATAATCCTTATTTTATAAGCCTTTTCATTATGATGGTATTGCCAATAGCCATAACACTAAACATTACTATTGAAGTTATCAGATGGCCTGTAAATAAAAATGAAATTAGAAATCCCCAACACAATGTTGCTACTCTTACTTTAAGGAAAGGGCTCATTCCACAATTCTTTTAATACTTCATGTATATAAATAATGGCTATAAAAGGCGATATGAATATTTTTAACAGAATATCTAACATTCTGCAATGATTGCACTATCTTCCTGCTTTTATTGTCGCTGGAATTCCGCACGCCACTACATGATCCCCAATATCTTTAGTTACAACTGCTCCTGCTCCGATTTTTGCTCCTTGGCCGATTGTGATGCCCGGAAGGATTGTTGCCGAAGCTCCAATAGAAGCTCCTTGTTTAACTCGTGTGGTTTTCCACAGATTTTTATTGGACGGAGGGTATTTATCATTTGTAAATGTAGTCCTTGGGCCGATAAAGACATCGTCTTCTATGATCACGCCTGTAGGAATAAAACTAAATGCTTGTATCTTTACATTATTGCCTATGATCACTCCTTCGCCTATCCAAACATGGGAATGGACAACGCAATTAGAACCTATAGTTGCTCCACGAATGTTTGATAATTCGGGGTCGTAGATCTTGGTGTTTTCACCTATTTTAGTATCTATAACCATCTTGCGTTGTCTTGTTGAAAAGAACTAACTTCTGTCATACGGTATGCCCCATCTTGTGCTATCAATCGATAGCTCAAGACGAGGTTTCCTTCTTATATCATCACTTAGTCTTTTCAAACATATCCCTTAATCCAGCTTCAAAAGAATACTCTGCTTTAAAATTCAGCATTCGTTCTGCTTTGCTTGTA